ATCCTCATGTCACCATTTATAATACGGTTCTTTAGCACATAAGGTGACGCTGCAGCTCCTTGTAGAGATGAGTCGTTAAAGGTTACTCCCGTGGTGCCGTCTACTATTAAGCTCATTTATGCACTCCTTAAAAAGCAACCGTTAAACCAACTAAAATTGCTACCCGCATTAGTAGGTTGAGAACTTGTAAAAGCTCCATAAATTTCAATATAATCAGTTGTTCCATTACAATAAACTATGCTAGACACTGTAAATCCCCCAAAAGTAATGGCTGTATTTGCAAAAGTTCCATTTTTATAAGAACTTCCGTTTTTATATATTGCAATAAATCCACCAGTGTAACTATTATTAGGTTGTATTTGAGCATTTATTTGATAATAGCCAGCCACAGTAGGAGTAAATCTTGATGATGCAAAGTTATTATTAGTATCCCATTCTTCTGTATCATAAGTTACTTTTGTTGCTCCAGTACCTAAAGTTGCACCAGTTCCAGCAGTATAAGCACTAAATGTTGGAGCTGCTCCACTCGCCTGTATAATATTTCCTGAGTTCATTGTTAAACCAGTAGAGCTTATTGTAGCTATAGTCGTACCCGCACTTTGTAGTTGAAGCTGTCCTGTGTTATCCGCTGTGGCTACTATGCCTGAACTTGTTGTTGCGTTAATTGATGCCATTATGCTAATTCCTCATTTGTAGGGCGTGGTAATGTTGGGTGATCCCATTTAGCTATGTAGTCACCTTTACCATCACTATCGTTTTGTAATAGTATTGTTCCTATGAGTGGACTAAAGTCTGTATCAGTTAATTGTGGGTATATTAATTTTATTTTATCGTATAACATTATGCTGACCTCGCTAAAAATGCTGAAAATGCTGTTAAATTAGTTCCCACAATTAAACTTAATGCTCCGCCAGATGCTTGATATGCCCATACCTCTAAATAATCTGTTGATCCATTCATATAAACAAGAACTGATGCTGTTGATTGGGAATTATATATTCCAGCCCATGGAATTCCAGTTGGAGAATTTGCAACTGAACTACCATTTTTTAGAATCTGTGAGAATGAATTTGCAGTCAACGAATTAAAACATACTAATTCACTCACATAATAATAACCAGCTACTGTAGGTGTGAATCTGTAGTTTGTTGAATTATCAAAGTTACTATTAGTATCAAAATTTTCTGTTTGAAATTGCACTTTGCTAAATGTATTATGAGCAATACTTTGTGCAGAGCTTTGATAAGCACTAAATGCTGGACCTAATCCCGCCCCAAAAGTATTAGCCGTTGTTAAAACCGTTCCACTCGTTGTAGGTAGCGTTAGTGTTGTACTTCCTGAAACCGATGGTGCTTGAAGTATGATTGATCCGCTTGTATCTCCGCTGATTGTTATACTACTCATAGCACCACCCATTTACTGCCTGACGGCACGGTTATATTAATACCTGAATTAATTGTTAAAGGACCTACACTCATGGCTGAAGACCCTGCTGTTATTGTATAACTTGTTGTCACTGTTCTTGTATTTTCATAAAGAGGTACAGTAGGTGCTAACACTGTGACGTTAGAACTTGTACCTATCATTGTATTTTGTACTGTGGTTAATGGCATGATTTATCCTTATGCTGTATAGCTTCCTGAAGAATTAAATTTGATAATTGTATTAGAGCCTGAAGTTGTTATGGTTGGGCTTCCTGTTGTAGTGCCTGAGTAGTTTGCAGTTGGAACTGAAATAATAACAACACCAGAACCACCAGAGCCTCCTACATAAGATTGAGATTGATTAGAAGTACATCCTCCACCACCACCAGTATTTGCAGTACCAGAATTTCCATTGCCACCTGTTCCTACACCAGTACCGCCACCACCTGAACCACCAGCACCCACACCAATAGCTCCATTGCCGCCTCCCCCTCCACCGCCTGCGTAGTATGTTGCAGTTCCAGTTATTGAAGATTGAATACCAATTCCACCATCACCGCCTTTTGATCCTGGAATACCAGCTCCACCTACGGCACCTGCACCTCCACCTCCTCCAGAAGGACTACTAGCAGTTCCAGGAGTTGCACCCCCAGCATTTCCTTGCCCAGAAGTTCCAGAACCTCCAGCGACACTACTTGTTAATGCCGTATTACTTCCAGCACCTCCGCCTGAGCCTCCATTCTGTCCAACGCCTGGAGTGTTCCCTATTAATCCACCACCACCACCTCCTATTGCTGTAGTTAATCCAGTAAATGATGAATTTGAACCAGAATTTCCTACGGTACCTCCAGTAGTTCCAGCACCTCCAGCACCGACAGTCGCTGTATATGTAATTCCACTTGATAGAGTTGTAGTACCAGTTAATAATCCACCAGCTCCACCGCCACCGCCTGTTGCTCCACCTCCACCAGCTACAATTAAATATGATGCAGTATATTGTATATTAGATGTGCCAGCATTTGACCAGTTAGTATAAGTAGCGTTATAAGCTTCTATTTGAGCTGTAGTTGTGTTGTACCCAATCGTTCCTGTAGGAGGAGTTGTGGGTCTTGTAGCTGTAGTCCAAACGCCATTAATAATTTCCCATCCTGAACCATTATAAACTTCTAGCGTTGTAAAGGTAGAGTTATACCCCATCTGCCCTGTAATAGGCGAAGTAGGACGAGTAGCGGTTGTCCATGTAGATATGGATGTTCCTCCGTTAGTACCTAGTGCTGATAGATTGACTGCGTTAGTCATGTATTATCCTAAAGTTACTTCTTTCCAATTAGTTGTTGTTTCGTCCCACTCATATACTTTACCATCATCTGGCATTGCAACGGGTGCTTCCCATAACCAAGTATCTTCATTTATAACCCAAGAATTAAAAGGTTTAGGGGCAATGAATACATCGTTTTGAGCATCGTATGTATAACCTACTCCAGCGTAGTTACCTCTTAAAGGTCTGCCTTCTGGGTGTTGATTACCATGAGTATTATACGAAGTTTGTAGCCAAGTACCAGGACTTGAATCTACGAATGTTTCAAAAAATTCTGGTTCAGCCACGATGACCTGTGTAACTTTACCGTCTACTACCTTACAAAAATGTGACATTGTTTTCTCCTTGTTATGCAGTGTAAGAACCGCTTGCTGTAAATTTAATAATTGTACTTGATCCTGATGTTGTTATTGTTGGTGAGCCTGTAGTTGTACCTGAGTAGAATACTGTGGGTACTGATAAAATAACTACGCCTGAGCCACCACTACCCCCTAAGAAGCTAGTAGATACCCCGCCTGAACCTCCACCACCCCCTCCACCTGTGTTTGCAGTTCCTGCTATTCCATTTCCAGTAGCAGACCCATTACCTCCACCACCATTTCCACCAGATCCTGCAATACTTCCATTACTACCACCGCCACCACCACCAGCATAAAAAGTAGCCGTTCCTGTAATTGATGAAGATACGCCAACTCCACCTGCTCCTCCATCTGAACCTGCGTTTGGTGAGCCTACTGCCCCCCCACCACCGCCACCAGCAGCAGCATTACCAGAGCCTGACCATGCACCACCTGCAAATCCTTGTCCAGCAGTTCCTGCACCACCAGCAGCAGCACCACCTCCGCCACCACCTCCGCCACCTGAACCCCCTGTTCCCCCAGCCTTTGATGCTCCAGCTGTAGATGAGTTGCCACCAAATCCGCCACCAGTAGCTGTTAAAGAATTAAATACAGAGTTACTTCCTGCGTTTTGTGCTCCACCTGCACCACCAGCACCTACAGTAATAGTATAAGTAGTTCCAGATGTTAATGTAGATGATCCAGTTAATAATCCACCAGCACCTCCGCCAGCACCGCATGGACCAGTACCAGTAGTTGATCCTATGCCGCCAGCTCCGCCACCAGCTACAATTAAATAAGAGGTAGAGTAACTTGCAATATTTCCTGTATTTGCAAACAATTTCCAATTAGTCCCGTCATAATATTCCATAACACCAATAGTTGTATTGTAGCCAAACTGTCCAGTCACAGGGCTTGCAGGGCGTGTACCTGTAGTCCAAGTAGCCACAGCTAATCCTGTAGAACTATCTAGTGTACTTGCTCCTGATGCTCCTGTAAGTATGAGTGCCATTAATTATCCTTATGCTGTGTATGTGCCTGAAGCTGTAAATGTGTGTATAGTAAATCCACCAGATGATGTAACTGTTCCGCCAGTGCCTCTTTGAGCACCACTATAGCGAATAATTACAATACCAGATCCTCCGTTACCAGAAGTATTATTAAAAATACTACCACCGCCTCCACCGCCTGTATTAGCAGTACCATTTTGAGCAGCTCCAGTTGAACCATTACCACCACCACCGTTACCGCCTGTTCCAGAAGCGCTATCGCCTCCTCCACCACCACCCCCAGCACGGAAAGTTGCTGACCCATTAATTGATGATTGAACTCCAACTCCACCATTTAAATACGTTCCAACAGCACCAGCACCACCTCCACCAGCACCGTTAACATCACCATAGTTTGGTGTTGATCCACCAGCAAAACCTTGACCAGAAGTTCCTGCAGAACCTAAATTTGTATAACCTCCAACAACTTGTCCTGCACCGCCACCGCCAGATCCGCCAGTTCCGCCTGGTGCTTGATATGCAGCTGCACCACCACCTCCAGCAGTAGATGTGATTGTTCCAAAGGTTGAATTTTGTCCGTTAGAACCTTTAGTATCAGAAGATGGTCCTCCAGCACCACCAGCACCAATAGTAACTGAATAAGCAGTGCTTGGGATTAAGTATATTATAGATTCTGCAGTAAGACCACCACCAGATGATTCCCCAGAAACAGATGAACGATAGCCACCAGCGCCACCTCCTCCACCTCTACCTCTACCACCACCTCCACCGCCAGCAATAACTAAATATTCAACAGAGTAATTATTGCCAGCAGTACCAGCTGTGTTCCAAGTGCCATAGGTAGCGTTATAAACCTCAATTTGTAATGTCGTTGTATTATAACCTTGAGTGCCTGTCACTGGACTTGATGGTCTTGTAGCTGTTGTCCATGTAGGTAAATTTAATTGCCCTGAAATATTAGGGTTAGTAAGTGTTTGTCCTGTAGCTGTTGTAATGATTGTGCCGTTAGCTGTAGGAAGAGTAAGCGTAGTTGTGCCTGATACTGCTGGGGCAGTTAAGGTTACGGTTCCTGAGGTATCTCCTGCGACTACTATGCTTGCCATGTTTTATCCTTATGCTGTGTAGCTTCCTGATGCATTAAATTGTAATATTGTATTAGATCCAGATGTTGTAACTGTTGGGCTTCCTGTAGTTGTTCCAGAGTAATTTGAAGTGGGTACGGATAATATAACTACGCCTGAACCTCCTCCACCGCTAGTTCCTGATCTTGAATTACCTCCGCCACCGCCACCAGTATTTACTGTGCCAGAAGTAGCTGTTCCTCCCGTTGCACCAGCACCACCTCCGCCTGAACCTCCAGCACCTCCTGATCCTGATGAAGATCCACCAGCACCTCCACCTCCACCAGCACGTGTTACTGATGATCCTGTTATAGATGATGCACTACCCGCACCTCCAGTAGCACCATTTGCATTTGTAGCATTATTGCCTACAGCACTAGCTCCACCACCGCCACCACCTCCAGCATTTCCACCGCCACCATCTGCATATCCATTTCCTCCAGCAAAACCTTGACCTGATGTTCCAGCAGCTCCATCCCTTTGATCATAACCTGGCCCACCACCGCCCGATCCACCTGATAATGGTAATCTGTTTCCAGCAGCATTACCACCGCCTCCACCACCACCGCCTATTGAGGTTAATCCAAATGCAGTAGAGTTTGAACCACTACTACCACGACTATTGCCTGAAACACCTGATCCACCAGCACCTACTGTAAATGAATATGTAGTTCCAACACCTAATGATGTAGTACCAGTTAAATATCCACCAGCTCCACCGCCACCGCCTACTTCCCACGTACCAGAAGGAGCAGTTCCTCCAGAGCCGCCACCAGCTATAATTAGATAAGAAGCTGTATATTGTATACCAGTAGTTCCAGCATTAACCCATGAATTATAGGTTGCGTTATAAACTTCTATTTGTGCTGTCGTTGTATTGTATCCTGTAGTTCCTGTTGTTACGCCAGAAGGTCTAGTTCCAGTTGTCCATGTAGGTAGATTTAATTGTCCAGTAGCAGATAAAGCTCCCGTAACAGTCATCCCAGTTGAAGCAATAGTAGCAACAGTTGTACCCGCAGCTTGTAAAGCTAATTGTCCACTAGAATCTCCAGTAGAAACTATGCCTCCAAATCCAGAATTACTTGCGTTTATAATTGATGCCAATTTTTATCCTTAAATAACTATATATCTACTGCCTGCTGAGACAGTAACGGTTACACCACTTGCCGCTGTTACAGGACCCGTACTCATGGCATTACTGCCGACAGGAATTGTATAAGAAGCTGAGATGGTTTGGTTATTGATAATTATACCATTAGTTGCGTTAATTACAGCCCCAGTTCCTGTAGTCGTGGTAGGTAGTGCCAAATAACGACATGAGATATTATTAGTACCTAATGGAGGTGCTGTTGAAAATGTTAAGGTTGTACCTGATACAGTATAGTTACTTGGGTCTTGAACTACACCTGATATAGCTATAATGACTGATTCTGAGTTAGCAGGGGTTACAGACATGGTGTATGCTACTTGAGATCCTGTACCACTAAAGTCTTCTGCTGTAATTACGGCTGCGGTATTCACTGCGCCAAATGCTACGACTTCAATTAAGTCACCTGCGTTAGCACCTGTAGCTAAAACTATAGTAGTGCCATTTGATGCTGTGTAATCAGCAATCGCTAATTTAACACCGTTTCTATAAACTTCTACTAAGCCTACAGTGTAGGTCACAGTAAATGTTGTTTGGCTTGCTGTCGCTGTAAAATCTGTAACGGTAAATGAAACACCAGATGAAGTACTATTAATCCATGAAGGAATACCTGAAGCTAAACTAAGTATTTGTCCGTTTGTACCTGCTGGTAATTTAGCTAATGTGTTTGTAGCTGAGGCATAAATAATATCGCCAGTCGTATAAGAAGTTAATCCTGTACCACCTGATGTAGCACCTAATGTGCCTGCTAATGTAACAGCACCTGATGTAGCTGTACTTGGTGTTAATCCGTTTAATGACGTTTGGAATGTTGTAACTGCTGAGCCTGATAAAGAACCCCATGTTGGAGCTGATCCTGTGTTACCTACCAATACTTGTCCTGTAGTACCTGCCGCTGTCACACCTAATGCAGATGTACCATTACCATAAACAATACCATTAGCTGTAAATGAAGTAACGTTTGTACCGCCAGCTGCAACAGGTAATGTACCCGCAACTAAAGCTGAACTTGATGTTGAATATAATGCGTAGTTAGCTGCAGAGAAAGAAGTTAACCCTGTACCTCCATATGCAGTACCGATTGTGCCACCGTTCCATGTACCGCCTGTAATAACTGCAGATCCGAGATTAAACAAATTGGTGCCAAAGGTCACCCCTTCAGGAAGGTAAGCGTGTAAATCCCATGTACCACCAACAGTTGCATTATTCGTTAGAAATACAGCGCCCGCTCCACCAGAGGCAATTGTTCCAATCGTGGCAGTAGCATAATCTTGAATTGTTAAAGTGCCTGTAGCAAGGTTATTAAATATGAACGCTACCCCTGTGGTCAAGGTAGTTGCATCAGGTAATGTATATGTTTGTCCGCCAGTGCCTACAAGAGAATGTATGTAACTTGATGCTACTGTTAATGCAGTAGTGCCGCCAGCTGCTGTGGTATTTGTGTTAGATTGATTAACTCTATTAACGTTTATATTCTGATTAGCGTCTCTTAAAACTACAGAGTTAGCACCAGAAGAAGCGGTAACGCCTGTACCACCATAAGCTACAGCTACAGTTGAACCTTGCCATGTACCAGATGAAATTGTACCTAGTGGAGATACGTTACCTGATGCATTTAGATTAACTGATTTTTCTGCTGGGTATGTACAAAATACAGACGATGAGTTACCAGCTAGTGTAAGAGGAGATGTGCCACCAGATGAATTAGATAATACTGTATCACGAGATAAAGTGCCCGCACCTACAGTACCAATACCTACTTCCCACGCTTGAGCTACGTTGTCGTAGATAGTATAGAAAGTAGTATTGCCGTTACCTATCGATGATGAAAAGGTTTGAAACCCAGGCACCGCGCCTGCAAGCGTAAGTGTACCTGTACCACTAGTCGTGGAGGTTTCCTGGACCCGATCTTTGACTACTAGAGCCATTTAAGCTCCTTAGCTTGTTGCAGTTGTTGAGTATGTAACCGCTACTGTATCGCCAGCTGTAGTAATCTTAGCTGTTGTAAATGCACCTGCTGAATATAACACGCCACCAGTATTAGATTGTGCGCTTGAAGCGCCTGTACCTGTCACTAGGAAACAACCACCTACTGTACCGCCTGCACCTGTAATAGTGTACGTAATAGCAGCAGCTGCTGAAGTTGTTACGTTTGATGGTGTTGATCCAGTTGATGTTGCTGATGCAAACACTGCTGTACCACGAACTGCTGATCCACCTACTGTGTAGTTAATAAACTCTGTCCAACCAGCATGTGACGTTTGTGTGTCTGATCCAGTACCAAATGTAGGTGAAGCACCTGAAATAAGACCTAAGAAGGGACCTACTACAGTATAGCTAGTGCCTTTTAATAAAGTATCTAACATGAGTTCTTTGCCAACAGCGTTTACTAGATTAGGAAATGATTCTTCCCATTTTAAATTGCCGTCTTTATCATGGCATTTTACTTCATAAAAACCTTCAATACCTACTGTTTCATTGGCAACCGCACCAGCATTTAGCGTGATGGTAGCATTATCTCCAAATCCACCTTTTTCATTTTGATTCATAATTGACTCCTTAATTAATTCGTAATACAGCAGTGGTTGAGGTAGCTGCTGGAAATTCTATTGTAAATGTTGTAGTGGCTGTTTTTACCCCACCAAAGCTTAATACTGCGACTGATGCGTTTGTAGTGCTATTATATATCAAGGCGCCTGCTGCAGCAAAATTTGCAGGGCTCCAAGTTACATTGGCAAATGTTACATAAGCCGTGTTATTACTAGTATCACTACCAATTGTAGGAGTTAAAACTTTACCCCCTGCTACGTAGCCAGTACCTGTAATTTCGTTAGTTGTTGTATATGCCGTTGTTTCGCTATTAATAGTAGCCGTTGCATCATACAAAGCAATTTTATATGTATAAGGTGAACCTGTAAAAAAATTCTCTAAACCTTTTAATAGATTTAGTTTAAACGTCGTGGTCTGTGCTTGTCCTAAAATCATTGAACTGGATACCTTACTTGGCCTGATCTATATGCATCTTGTCTATCTTTGCCATCTGCAAGTTGTTTTAATAGAAGCATTGCTTCATCATATCTAGCTCTATAATTATCAAGAACGTCTTTTTCACCCTTCATATAAGTGTAAGCTTCTAGTAAAGAACCATATAAAAGAACTGAACTAAAGTTATCACCTAACCAAGTTGTACCCCCTGCCACAGTTGTAATTGATTCAGGGTAATAGAAATAATGTAGTTCCATTGAATACGACGCATCTGGTGTAGGTCCCATAATAAATGTGTTTTGATCAAACACTGCGTAATACTCAGGCACACCATAAAAATCTGAATCTGTATCAGGAAATGATTGTCTAATAAAGTTCACGTCCTTATTTAAAAGATACAAGTATTCATTATTGGCATTAATTACAGCTAAGCTAAATGTAGATAACCAACCCGTAGGTATAGCTAAATACTTATTTCCAGACGTAGTCGTACCTGTTACGTTTTTACGTAACGCTGGTAATTGGACTGTATTATAGATCCTCTGTTCAGCTTGAGTAATAAACGTATTTATTACGGTAGTCGTAAACTGATTTTCTGTGTAATCCTGTATCTGTGCTACGAGCTGACTGTAATTCATTTATTACGCCATTGGGCCTCTAGCTTTAGTACCCTTAGTTGCTGCTCCGCAACCACGAATTTGTGTTTCACCGTGTCTATTCATTTTGTTAGAACCTGGGTCACCTGCGCTTACACGTTGTCTAGCTGTACCTTGATTTAAGTCTTGAGCTTTTAACTTGTTAGGGTCTTGGCTAAAACTAATATCTGCATTAGGTACAATGATTGGTTGTTTATATTCTGCCATGATAATTATCCTTTTTTCTGTGCTGCAACTTTAGCCATACCGCGACCCATAGTTTTCATGTCAATGTTCTTTTTACCACCTTTAGAACCTGCATGTTTAGGACCCTTTTCAATACCTACTTTAGCGCCGTCATTGCCTAAATTTTTACCTTTAGTTTTACCTTGTTTAGTAATACCATCAGCTCCTGATTTATATGCCATGTTACTTCTCCTTATGTTGTTGTTACTGTTACTGTGCCTACATTACCTATACCTACTAGATCATTTGGCGTTAATCCAGCATCGTTTAGTCTTGACCCACCTACAGGGTTCCAACCCCATTGTATAATTCTACTACCTAGTGTAGGTACGCCTGTTTCAGTTTGTAATGGTCCTGTCACTTCTACTGTTTGCAATCCATTTAAACCTGCCTGATAATAACTAGGACTGTCGGGTCTTGGATTTTGCACTGCTTGCGGATCATTTACTGGCGTCATGCCTAGCAATAATTGTGGTTGATCCGGTTCCCAACACTCTGGGCATACCAGTATATTAACATTTTTGGTCTTAATAACCAATCTTTTAAGTTGTGTTAACTTGTATCTAAACCCACATCGATCACACTGAGATATGGAATTCTTGGCGCTAGCGTATTTCGATGGCATCGTCTATCTCAAATTTATTATTCTTTAATAAGTTCTCTACACCAGGTATTACTTGTATGTTTTCAATTACATGTAGTCCTGAAACTGTTTTACCATTTAAAGGCGCCTCATGATCTACATGCCAAGAAAATCCAAATAATTTAGTCCTCATTACAGCTAATTCATATGCTTCTTTAATTAGCCATAAATGATCTTTATTAACCCATATAGGCGTTTTATTTTTTTTTGAAGCTCTATATTTAGCCTTATTAGCTTGTACTCTTGCTTTATGTTTTAATCTAGATTTTCTAGATAATTCAGCCGCTCGCTCCGGATTAGCTTTTTTCCATCGCAAAGATTTGGCTGTTATTATGTCTTGGTGTTTTTTAGAATATCTTCTATTTTGTTCTTTCCATTTTTCAGGATTAGCAGCTCGCCATTCTTTTACTCTTTGATATGCTGTGGCTTTATTCTTTTCTCTATATGCCTTATTATATTCAGCTCTTTTAACTGGGTCTTTATATGGCATCGTCTACCTTATGTAACTCATATCTCTAGGTACAAACCTAACACTTGCTTTTTCTCTATCCTCATCTGCTGCTAGTTGAAACGCTGCTTCGTAATCTGCTCTTAACATGGCGATTCTATCAGGCATAACATTAGGTAATTTCATACTTAAATACGCAGCTAACCCTGCAACCATGCAAGGAATAAATCTAAACGGAATATCTTCTACGGTAACACCATTACCTGCATCTTGTATACGTCTTAATCTGTAATATACAAATTGATAGAATGAACTTTGATCTGGTGCTGGCCATACATTGACTGTTGGAAGATTTTGCACATAGACTTTTGATGCTGTTACGTGAGTTGCAGCTGTAGTATTGTTTACACCGCGTATACACCCAGTTAAATCATTTCCACTAATACCACCATATTGGATAGTCTCGTTATCTACTTTGATAAAACCAAATTGTGCTAAGCCTACAGTTGATGTTAAAGTAATTGTTGTTTCTGTCGCATCTAGTGCTTCAGCTGTAAGTAATGTAGTAGGGTTTTCTTGACCACTTTGTCTATTAATCCAAACTTGGATAGGACGACCTGTTGCATTCTTGTTGGGAATTGTAATATAGGTTGACTCGCTGATACGATTAATATTAATATCTTGCTGGTTTGATCCTGTGCCCGTGCGTGTTACCATGTCTAACAAATCAATCGTATCTACTGGCAACGGATACATAATACGACCTTGCTCTAAATTAATTTGACCAGGTTCTACAGTCCACAAGTTAATACCGCGGTTAGCCCACTCGATTGTCATCAAGTTTAAAGAACGACGCGCAGTTCTTAAGTCATACCCAGTACGTAACTCTTGGCCGCAACGTTCAAACGCATCTTCAACAAGATTATTTAAATCTAAATTAAAACTCGTTTGTCCTGTGGTTCTATCTACCATTATTTTTTCCCTTTAGGAAATCCTGCTTTCATATTAGCGTACGCTTCTGGTGTTATTGTAGACTTTGATTTACTGCGTGAAACACCTTTTTTCTTTCTGGCATTTATGTTTGCATAAAGTCCTACCGGTCCACCTTTTTTAAACTGAGTGAAGTCTGTATTATCACGACGTGCTTTTACTTTGCCCTTAGGCATTGTATTCTCAGTAGCACTAGGAATCTTAGTTTTCTTTATAGCACCCATACCACGTGAAGGTCTCATTAGCAGATCTTTCCTCTAGTTTTACCTTTAGTAGCAATACCATCAGCACGTTTAGAAGCTGATCCTACTGAACCACCAGAAGACATTTTTTTAACAGCTTTACGATATATTTTACCGTATTCTTTGTCGTAGTTAGCCGCTGTAATTTTGCCACCTTTTTTGTAGTTCTCATCAAACTTCTTAACTTCTGTACTTACATCATACATAGCTTTATTTTTACGATACGCTTCTGGATCTTTCATTTCTTCCATTTTCATTTGCTTTTCTTCAATTTTAGCTTTTTGTTCTTTTGATGGAGGCGTAACATCCTTAACAAACTTTTTAATTTTTTCCATTATAGCCATGATTAGCAAATCCTTCCTTTAGTTTTACCACGCATTGCACAGCCATCAGCACGTTTAGAAGCTGAAGATGCTTTTACTTTGCCACCTTTTTTAAATCCTTTTTCAAACTTATCATCAACTAAATTAACATTGACATTAGTTTTAGGCGCGCCGCCCAATCCAGAATCAAATCCGCCTTGAGCTTTTATTTGCCCAATTGCATCTCTCATTACTGAACCAAAAAAACCTTTTCCTTCTGCGGGGACACTTCCGTCTGGTGATGCTGTTGCGGTTGCTGTCTTTTTGCTAAATAATCCCATGATTAAATCATCCTTCCTTTTGT